ATCCCTACCCCTTTTGTCCCTTCGGGACATTTCCCCCTGATAGGGGGAATCGGCCCCTGGAAGGGGAGCCTTTTTTACTCCTTCTGCATCAGGTGATACTCATACAGCAGCTTCGCCGCGGCCTCGCGGGTGATCGGCTGCTGCCAGCCGAAGTTCCCTGCGCTGTCGCCGGTGAACACCCCGTTCTGCTTCGCCCATTCGGTCGCCTCCCGCGCCCAGTCCGAGGGCGCGTCGCCAGTGTCCTTCAGACTGAGCAGCTCCTCCTTCGTCACTTCCATCACCTCCATCACCAGCCGTTTGAACCGGACCCACGCCGACTCGTCGTCCACCCACATAGCCGGGCAGCGCTTGCTCACCACGTCGTAGTGCCGCAGCACGTTCCCGATCGGGATCTGATAGGTCCGCATGAGCGTTCTCGTGAGCAGCGCCGCATTCTCGACCACCGCGTCCTCCAGCCAGTACCGGCCGTTTTCATACCGGCAGCACATCTCGATGGAGATCGAGTTGCCGTTGTGGCAGCGCGGATGCTTCTGCCGGTAGACGCCAGCCGTGCCGACCGCCCAGGCCGTATCGCCGTCGTCCACCGACTGCAGCCAGCCGTTCCGGTCGACAAAATAATGCGCCGAGGCCCCGCGCGGGGACCGGAAATAGTTCAGATTCCCCGCGGCGGAGTCATTGCGTCCGGCCGTGTAGTGCAGAACGAGAAATTCGATGCGCTGCGTCCGTCCTCTGGTGTAATTACTCGGATGCGCCGTCGTCATGCTTCGCACCCGCCTCGCTGTGCAGCTTCTGCGCCTGGGTGCCGAAATAAAAGGCGATGACCGTCGTGTAGATCATCATGAAGTCCTGGCTGACCTCGCCCTTTACGGCCTGCCACGCAAAGACCGCCGTCAGCGCCAGCGTCACGATCGATTTGACCGTCAGCAGATTTTCAATGCGCTTCAAAACCTGTTCCATACCTCCCGAAGCTCCTTTCATGTCACGATCTCCCACCCGGCGATCTCCTGCGCGATGCGGTCGATGAATGAATTGCCGCGCAGCGCCTTGTAGGCCTTGTACTCATAGAGATAGTTCTCATATTCATACTGCCGGATGGTCTTTTCCTCCCTGTGCTTATAATATGTCGCCAGCATGTCCGCGCGCAGCATACATTTCTGCCCCTCGCGGATGGCGCTCATCCCGAACAGCCGCTCCCGCACCGGCTTCGCCAGCAGCACCAGCAGCGTTACGATCGACCCCAGCCCGCTGCACACACTGACCAGCGCAGAAAACGCCGTCATCTGCCCCGCACTCATCGCAGCGCATCCTCCGCCGCCTCGATGAGCGCCGCCAGCTCCGGGATGAGGCCCGCCAGCGTCTTCTTTGCCGCCGCGCCGAGCGCCGCATAGCCCTCCGTCAGCTTCCGCAGCGCCGGCAGCAGCGCCGCCAGCTTGTCCGACGCGCGCACGTCCAGCCCCTCGAGCCGGGCTCTGATCTGCGCGAGCAGCTTTTCTTCCAGTTTCGTCATGCCAGTGCCTCCCCGATCTGCCGCAGTGCCTCTTCGAGCTGCGTGTATTTGCCCATCTTGACCGTCAGCGTTCCGTCGCGGTGATCCGTGATCGGGCCCGCGACGCAGTAGTCGGCATTGTCCCATTCCTGCACGGTCTCGGTCCCGCCGCCGTCCGTGCCGTCCGGCACCGTCTCCCGCTGGACGATCGACCAGCCAAGGCCGTCCGTAAACAGCTGCGCGGCCTGCGCGTGCGTCATCGTCAGCGTGATGGACTTGGACGCCCGCCCGTCCCAGTCGCGGTCGATCAGCCTTCCGCTGATGTATGCCGGATATTCATTCTCCTGTACCTTCAGATAGATCATTGCCTCTCCCTGTCTCTCCTTTCCTTAAAAGCACCATGCCGCCGCGATACCGTCCACCTCGGACGCGACGCTCCAGTCCGCTTCACCGCTCCATCCAGTTCTGTCAAAGCAGGTAGTGCTGTTGAGTCTCGGCGAGCGCAAATACCATGCACGGTTTTTCTTCCGGTTGGCCGCCGTCTTGTAATACGCGTACTGCGTGCCCTCGCCTGGATAGGAGAATGTCCGTGTGCCCTGTACCTCGATCTCCGACAGCAGGAACAGCGTGTCCTCCGTCGTGTCGATGGCCGAGCTCGCGCCGCCTGCCGTGGTCTTCTTTGTCACGGCCTTCAGCGCGGCCACGACCTCTGCTGGCATTTTCGACTTTATTATCTTGAAACCACCAGTCGTCCGCAGCAGACAGTCTGCCCAGCCCCCAGTGTTGCTACCAGAGTTATTCATCTTGTACTCTGTCGCATAGCACGTGTGCATCTGGAACGTCAGCGGAGCCTTACCCGAGCCGTCGGCATAATCGTCGTGGTTCTTGCCGATGATGTCGATCTGATAGTTTTTCTTCCCGAACGCCATCATACAGCTGTCCCCGACGTTCCATGTGTCCGGCACCTGCTTGTTCTGGCAGGCGGCGATGATCGTCCGCCAGCTGTTTTTGGAAAAGTCCGCATCCAGCCCGCCAAAGCCGATCGCGTAGGCCGTGCCGTCCACCAGCGTCCGGCCTGCCGTCCGGCTGCGGGCCGTGCCGTCAATGAGATCCGTGCCGCCCGTGACCGTATAGCCCGTGCCGCCGATCAGCGTCCTGTGCGCCATCTCCCCGCCTCCCTACTCATACTGCCAGGCGATCGCGCCGTTGACCGTCGGCGTCGTCTCCTGCGCGAACAGCGCCTCGCCGCGGGCCATGTAGGTCGTGTAGGCCGTGTCGGCGGCGTGGACGTCCGTGCTCCGGTTCAGCCGCGCCGTAAGGTCCGCGGGCGTCGCATACGTCCCCGCCAGGCTGACCGCGCCGGTCTGCCCGTCGACCGAGCTGACCGGCACGCTGACCTGCGCCGCAGCCGCCGCAGCCAGCTCCTGCTTGTCCGCCTCGGTAAAATAATCCGTCCCCTTCACCGGCGCCGCGCCCGCGGGCCCCTGCGGGCCGGTCTCGCCCTGTGGGCCTTTCTCGCCCTGCGGACCCGTCTCACCCTGTGGGCCCGTTGGGCCCTGCGGGCCGGTCTCGCCGGGGTCGCCCTTTGCGCCGTCTGCGCCGGGCTCACCCTTGTCGCCCTTTTCGCCGCGGGCGGGCTTGCCGGTGTCGGTCTCGCCCAGATACCAGTTGCCGTTCGCGCCGATCACCGGCGTTACACCGTCGACGCCGTCGACGCCGTCCGCGCCCTTCGCGCCCTGCAGCGGCCCGTTGTTGACCCACGCGCCCACCGCGCCGTCATAAATGTAAATGTCATACGGCGCTGCCGCGCCCACGCCGTAGGCGTCTCCCGCCTCCGGCGCATCGACGCCCGCCGCCAGCGCCTCCGCCGTGGCGAAAAAGCCCCGGATCGTGAAGCCCGCGCCGGTCTGCCCCGTCTCGCCCTGCGGGCCGGGGTCGCCCTTCGGCCCCGGTTCTCCCTGCGGGCCTGCAGGTCCGGCCGGACCCGCGGGGCCTGCCGGTCCCTGCGCACCGGTCTGCCCCTGCGTGCCGGTCTCGCCCTTCGGGCCGGGCAGGCCCTGCTCGCCGCGCGCGCCCTGCGGGCCGAGGACGGAGCCGAGATCCGCCCGGCTCCCATCCGTCAGCGTCAGCACCAGATGGCCCTCGTCCGTGACCTCCGCCGCCTTCACGCCGCGGGAGACCAGCCCGTGCAGCGTGACCGCGATCGTATTCGGAATTTCCACTCGCATCCGCTCACCTCATTCTGCCGCCGCGCAGTTGCCCCGCGCGAGCGTCGTTTTGTCGCCGTGCGTATAGAGGATATCGTAGCGATACGCCCCCTGCGGGAATTTCGCGCTCACCGTCTCGTCAAACACCAGCGTCACGCAGTTCCCCGTCACGCCGGTAAAGGAGAAGGTGTGCACCGGCGCGTTCTGCTCGTCGGAAAACCGGACCGTCACGCTGTCGTCCGCGCCGACCGTCACCGCCTCGCCGTCCTGATCCTGCAGCTCCAGCCGCAGCGTGACTTTAAACGTATCTCCCGCGTACCAGCGCAGCACGCCGCCCGCCACACGCGGGCTGGGCCTTGCCGCCGGAAGCTTTGTCATGCCCGTCTCCCCCTTCCGTCAGTTCAGCTCCGCCTGCCCGCTCGTCCAGGCGCTGCTGCGGGTCTTCTTCACGCCCGTACTGCGGCCGCCGGCCTTGGAAGACGCCGTCTTCTGCTTCCGGCTGCCCGCCGCCGTACCGGTGGATTTCGCCGCGGCGTTCTGCGCCGCCTTCGCGGCCGCCTCGGCAGCCGCGGCCTGCTTGTCCGCGTAGGCCAGCTGCTTCCAATACTGCGCGTTCGCCGCGTCCTCACGGTCCGCCTGATATTCGAGCGAGCTCCAGTAATTGTCGTTTGCCAGCTTCGCCGCGCTCGCATACGCGCTGCGCGCGTCGTCCAGTTCCGCGTAGTAGTCGCTCATCTGGTCGCGGTAGCGCGCGTAGTCGCTCTGCTCGCGGCTGCTGAGCAGCTGATAGCGGTCATAGAGCGCCGCCTCTCCGCTCTGCCACTGCTCCCGCGCCTGCGCATACAGCTCCGGCACGATCTCGTTCAGCTGCTGCAGATACGCGTTGTACGCCTGCTGTCCGGTCTGCTGGCCGTAGCTCGAGCCGTAGCCGCCCGTGAGCGCCGCCGCCTGCCCCATCGTGTCCTGCATGGCGAGCCTGCCCGCCGTCTGATACTGCTCTCTGGCCTGCCGGTACATCGGATCTTTGCCCAGATCGTAGGAGAAGTCTCCCCGCTCCGCGATCCGGTCATAAAGCTCCTGCAGCTGCCCCTCCCACCGGGAGGCATACGCCCCCGGCTTCGCCGCCTGCACGCGCCCGAGCGCCGCTTTTGCCTCCGACACGCCGGAAATATCCTGCACCGGCTGCTGCGCCGCGCGGGCCGCAGGCACGCCGTAGCTGCCGCGGTAGTTGTAAATCGTCTGCTGCTGGTTGCTGAGCGCGCTGCGATAGCTGCCGTCCGCGTTGACGCCCAGGATCCGGTAGGTGCCGCCGCCCGTCACGACCTCGTCGCCCGCCTGCAGGCCGGTCGGTGCCTTGCCGTTACTCTGCACTCTGTAAAGCGCCATCTTCTGCCTCCTGTTCTTCCTCTTTTTCCGCTTCCTCCTGCCGCTCCAGCACGGCCACCTGCCCGCGCACCTGCTCGAGCACCATGCCGACGATGCACGGCGGCAGCCCCGCCGCGTTGATCGCCTCCACCAGCCCCGTGCGGAGCGTGTGGATGCTTCCGGAAAGTCTGCTCATGTTCATCCCTCCAATCGTTCTACCCGCGCCTGCAGCCGCTGGATCTGCCGGATGCACAGGGCAATGAATTCCTCATACCGCAGGCCGTAATCCGCCCCGCCGCCTTCGCGCGGCGACCGGACGAAGGCCGCGAAATCCTGCCCCGTCAGCCCGCAGGCCGCGAGCGCCTGCTCCACATCCTGCGCGATCAGCCCCGTATGCACCCGGCCGGACGTCCCGTCCTTCAGCCGGTAGCAGACCGGCCGCAGCCGCGCGAACAGCGCGTCATAGCGGTCAAGCTCGTCGGAGATCTCCGTCTTCTTCTCCCGGTCGGACGTGCTGATCGTGCCCGTCTGCGCATAGACGACCGACCAGCGGTAGTTCGAATACCCGAGCGAGCCCGCGCCGTCATACTCCGGCGCCGCGCCGCCCGAGACCGACAGATTCCCGCCCACGGTCATCGTGCAGTTCGTATGCGCGCCGCTGCCGGTCACCGACAGCGTGTTCTGCCCATAGCAGAGCTTCGCGCCGCTCGTCGTGGCGACGACCTCGCCATAGCCGCTCATCAGATGGATGCCCGCGCCGCCGTAATCGCCCGTCGTGTACCCCAGATACCCGCCGACTGCGCTTCCCAGCAGCGACGAATACACCGCCATATCCCCGCCGAGCTTGATATAGTCCGCCGACAGCGTCCCCGTCGTGATATCGCTCGCCGACAGGTGGTCGACCGAAAAATTATTGAAATCCAGGATCCCGCCGTTGATGCGCGAGGCCGAGAAATTGCCCGCCGTGATATCGTCCGCCCGCAGCCCTGTGACCACGGCGTTCGTCACGTTGAGGCTCGTCGCCGTGATCGCACCGGAGATGCTCGCCCCCGTGCACGTCAGCTTGCCGTTCGCGTCGACCTTGAATTTGTCCTTGATGGAAAGCCCGCTCGTGCCGAAGTACATGCTTGCGCTGCCCCCAAATTCGTTGGCCGTGCGGTAAATGCTGCTTTCCGAGATCGTCCACGGCCCGAACGTCGAGTCGGCTGCCGCCGTGATCTTCCCCGACAGCACCGCCCCCGCTGCCTCCAGCGTCCCGGACGGGAAATGCAGCTTCTTGTCGCTTAAATACGCGACCTCCTGCCCGTCCTGCCAGAAGCTCACCCGGTCCGGCGTCACCGTCACCAGCTCGTTCTTCGTCTGGTCGATGACCCGTTCGCCGCCGTCCGTCACTGTCGTCTCAATGTTCCCCACGCCCACGCCGTACACCGGCACGGCGTCCTTGTAGTAGAGCAGCCCCGTCTTGATGAACTGCTGCGAATTGACGGAAAACTGATTGTTGACGCCCGCCGTGTAGTCATACAGCTGTTTGATGCCGACGGAGTTTCCCTCGATCGTCAGCTGTGTCTTCTCGAGATACTTGCCGAAGTCCGAGATGGCGACATAGCTGCCGGACAGCTTTGTGCTCCACGTCTCCGAGTTCGCCGCGGCGAAGTCCGCCGTCTTGATGATGAGGGCCTTGAGCGCTCCATAGCCGGAGAGCGTCGTTTTTTTCTCCGCCTCGGAGAGGCTGTTCGCGTCGATGGCCTGTGAGATCTCCGTCAGTGTCGCCTTCGCCGACCAGTCGGCGAGGTTCAGCTGCTCCGTCACGCTGCACAGATACCTGCGCATGCTCTCCAGCTGCTCCTGCGTCGTCTTCCCCGCGATCGACGGGTATGCCAGTGTCAAAGATCCCATTACGCATCACTCCCCGCTTCCAGCACCCGTGCCAGACTGAACAGCTTCATCTCGCCCTTCCCCGTCAGCCGGAACTTCAGGTGGTCGCACCGGGCCGGGCGGATGGGCAGCAGGAACGTCCGCAGCCCCCGCCCCTCGATATGCCCGCAGTGCCGCCAGACGCCGTCGGAATCGTACTGCACCCAGAAATCGACGCTCGACCCCTTCGGCAGCTGCATCCGCAGATTGATGCGCGAGACGTATTTCTTCCCGACGAGTCCATACGTCATGATCCCCGTTTCCGCCATCCAGCCTACCGGGCCTTCCAGCGTCCCGACACTCCCGTACACGGTCCTGAGCGTCCCGTCCTCAAGGAAATACAGCTCATCGTCCACCCGCGCGAAGTCCTCTGCGTGGGTGCTGTCCTCCTTGTGCCACAGACCCTTGCGCGTGTCGTAGACGAACAGCGACCAGTTATGACCTTCATCCTCCATGCTGATGAAGTATTTCCCGCGCACCCCGCCCGCGACGGCATTGTAATACAGCTTCGTCCCGAAGCAGCTGCCGATCTCCTGCGGTAGACTCCCGTCGTACACGCAAACGCCCATGCGCGACTTGTAATACAGCCGGTCGTCCACCACGACGAGGCTCTTGCTCGACCCATTCTGCACGCCCGCGCACTTCTGCACGACCACCTGATGCGCCCCCGTCGCCGACGGATATACCCGGTGGAAGCAGTCCTCCTTGAAAAACACCGGGCTGTCGGCCAGCGTCGCCGCGCCGGTCCACTTCCCGTCCGTGCCGCAGCTCGCGCGCCACGAATCCGTCGACACGCCCTGGTAGCACTCCCAGTTCTTAAAATCGCCCAGCTTGCAGCAGTAGATCTCATTGACGGTCTCGCCGTCCGCCACGCCGTACTTGCAGCCCCACAGCCGGTTCCCGCTCTCGGTGATGAAGTCCATGCTTGGGACCTTCCGGGCCGTCTTCACGGTCCCGCTCGTCACCTTCGTCGTCTCGTCGACGAGGCCGACGATCACGAGGTAGCTCTCGCCCACATCGTAGAGGATCTGACTGCCGTTGAGCTTTTCGACCTGCTCGTTTCCGCTGAGGCCCGAAAGCTGAATGCCGTCATACTGCTTGAAACCTCGACCGATGCCGTTCGCGGAAAGCTTCAGATACACCGTCGGCACGGATACCCACTGGCTCGTCGCCTCCGCCCACTGCTTGAGCGTGTGGAGCTTGCCGGACGTATCCAGCCAGTACTGGCCATTCGTCGGGTTTTCCGGCTGGCTGGCTTGCTTATAGCTCACCGTCAGCGCCGTCCCGTCGACGAGGCAAATAGAAATTTCCACGTTCGCGCTCGATGCGTCGACCACATTCTCCTGCCCCATGTACCCGTTGTCCGAGTACTTCTCGGTGTTGAAGTAGATCCCATCCGGGAAAATGCACAGATACGCGCCCATGGAAATGAGCTGCTTTTCCCCCGCCGAGATCGACACGGACGGCATATACGCCTCCATCGAAGCGCCGTTGATATAAAGCACCTGGTTCTGCACCCAGCACAGCGCATCCTTCGCCAGAATGCCCTGCACCCCCTCGATCGCCTGCGCCGTCCCCCGCCGTGGCCGCGGCGCGAGCAGCGGATACTCGTCCGCCGACAGATTCTCCATGTCGTAAAATTCCCCGTCCGCGAGTTCCAGGTTGTGGTCATACCCGCCGAACGCCTCCGTCGTCAGCGTCTGCTGCCGCCCGGCGGCCAGCTTCGGATAAAACATCCCGCATCCCTCCTCACAGCCGGAAATACGCCGCTTCGCCCTTCGGCATGTGCGCGCGGTTGTAGGCGTTCTGATACGCCTGATAATACGTGTTGTACTTGGCCGCGGAGTTGTTGTACTTCGTCATCTCGCCGTTGGCGTCGTCGATCTTCATCTCCAGATACCATCGGTAGATCTCGTCATACGGCCACCCGATCAGAAGCGCCGTCCCGTCGAGATCCGCCTCCGGCTCATACCCCGCGAACGCCGGGACCGCCGTCTCATGCGCCGACCAGATCTCATGCCAGACCGCCCCGTCCAGCTCCGAAAGCCACCGCAGCTTGTCCGCGCTGCCGTACTGGTTCGGCTTCAGCCGGTCGACCAGCTCGATCGCCTCCCGGATGGTCATGCGCGTCCCCTCCTTCCAGCGCCGGACTTCTCAGCCCGCGGCCATCGCATCTTCGATCCTCTGCGCCGCCTCGAGCTGCCGTCTGGCGTTTTCCAGCACCTCATAGACCGGCTCCGGCACCTCGACCGCCTTTCCGCGCGGCACCTGAAACGTCCGTCCGTTCACGCAGACGAACTCCGACTGCTGCTCCGTGCCGCCCGCGCGCGGCAGCGCAATGCTCTTCATCTCTGCAAATGCGTGTTCCATGCCTTGCTCCTTTCTTCTGCCCGCTCCCGGACCGGCCTGCCGGTCCGGGAGCATCTGCCTCAGTTCGCCTCGTCCTCCGCGGAATACGCGCCGCAGCTCTCCACGCGCACCATGCGGTCCTGATACAGGATCTTCGCCGCGCTGGAGAACTTGTAGCCCAGCGTCGAGAACTGGTTGAGCGGTCCGCCGACCTGGCCCTTGTCCTTGATGATCATCTCCATGTTGCCGCCCTCCGGGTCGATCATGCCGTAGGCGTCCTTGCCGAGAAACAGCGTCGCGTACACGCTGTAATACTCCGCGGGCGTGCCATTGGACTCGTCCGCCGCGGTCTTGACCGGGCAGCCCTCGCCGTTGAAGACCTTGGCCTCCGTCGTCTCGATGAAGCGCACGCCGTGCAGCTCGCCGATCTCGCCGGTAAACAACTCCGTGATCCCCGCGTACTTGTGCGCCTCGACCCACGCCTCCGACGAGCGCAGGTCATAGGCGACCGACGGATGGATGATGGCGACATACTTGCCGTCGATCTTCGGCGCCTTGAGCTTCTTGAGCAGCGTGACGGCCTTGTTGACCTCGTCCGGCGTCAGCTTTGCCGTGGTGTCAAGACCCGCGCGGCTCGTGACCGCCGTGTGCGCGCCGTTCGTGCCGACCTTGTCGCAGTACTGCACGTTCGTACCGGCCACGACCACGTTGCGCACCAGCTTGTCCTGCGTCGTACCGGCCGACGCGCCCAGCTCCTCCGCCGCACCCAGAATGACGTCGTCGATCGCGTGCAGCTCCAGCTGGTCAGACACCGACACATACGTGCCGTACTGCGTGACGGCCTGCGTCACCGCGCTCTGGCCGAACTTCTGCCCCGTCGGGATCACGCCCTCGGTCAGCGCGCCCGCATCCTCGAGCGTATTCCACTTGCGCCACTCCACGGTCTTGCCGCGCCTGGCCGGCAGCACCTGCTTGCGGGCAAACTGCGTGTGGATGAGCTCCGGCCGCGCGTTTTCCAGCAGCTCGGTGTCGTAAAACGTCTTCATCGAAGCCGTCATGCCGCCGCCCTCCGGGAAAGCGGTCGTCTCGCCCGTATAGGCGTTCACATAATTGCCGCCCGCATTCACCAGCGTACCGGCGTCGGCAAACAGCTGCAGATCCATCTCCTGATGCATATCCATTCTCCTTTTCCTCCTCACAGACGGATCGTCTCGCCCCGTCTGGCCCTTGTTTTGAGTTCCTCTCTCGTCTGCCGCGACCAGTGCTCCGGACTTTCGGCGAACGCACCGCCGGCTCCCGGCGTCAGGCCGCTCTCGCGCGGGCGCAGATACCCCGCCTGCATGGCGGCCGTCAGCTCCTCGCGCGCCCGTCTGGCCCCATAGGCCATCGCCTCCGCCGTCAGCTCGCGCAGATGCGTCAGCTCATAGGCGCTCTTCGCGTCCACACCGTGCGTGACCAGCCGCAAAAACCGCGGGTCCTCCAGCGCCCGGCTCAGCTCCGCCTGCGGATAGACCGCCTGCACCGCGGCAAACTGCGCCTTCAGCCGCGCATAGCCCTGCCGCATCGCCGCCTCGCGCTGCTCCTGCGTCAGCGCCTGCGTGCCCTCCGGCGAAAGCGCCGCCAGCCGCTCCTGCTGCTCCGGCGTGGGTGCCGCCGCGCCGGTCTCCGGCTGCTCCGGCTCCGCGAACGCCTGCAGCCATTCCAGTTTCTCCATCCTTCTCCTCCTTCTGCCCGTTCTCCGGGCCGTCTTCGGGTCTCTGCCTGCTATTTTCAGGACTGTCCTCGTCCATGACCCGCACATATTCCGGATACCGCGCCGCAAGCAGCCGGTACCCCGCGCCGATGGCGGCGAACACCGCCTCCACCCGCGCCCGCTCGCCTTCCCTCGGGCGCGCCGCGATCCGGAAGCTGCCGCACGCCGATTCGATCTCCGGTGCCCGCTGCAGCCCCGCCTCCTCCATCGCCGCCGCCAGCGTGAACGCCAGCATCGACGCCGCCGCGCAGACAATATCGCTGCCGTACCGTGAAAACCCCGCGTGCCCGCGCACCGTCAGCGCAGTCCCGGAAAGCTGTACCGTGATCATTCCGGCTGCGCCGCCTCTGCGGCGCGTTTTCTCGCCTGCCGGACCTGCGCAGGGGCCTTCTCACCCTCCAGCCGCACGTCCGCGCGCATGCCCTGCGCAGAATCTGTCAGCGAGGCGAACAGCTCCGGCTCATACCGCTGCGCGAGCGTCAGCGCCATCCGCTGCCAGAGCGTGTCCTGCGTCCCGCCCCGGATCTTCTGCAGCACCTGCTCCTTGCCGTCAAAATCCATCATGTCGAGGCACGCGAGCGCCTGCTGCTCCATCCCCGGCCGGAAGAACCCCAGCTGGAAAAACTGCAGCGCCAGCTCGTTCTGCGCCAGCTTCGTGTATTCCGTGTGCTTCTGTGTCGTCACCGTCACGTCAAAGACCGGCGTGCGCAGCAGCCCGTCCGCGCCGAGGCTTTGCGCCTTGAGATGCGCATTGCAGTAGGACACATATTCCTCCGCCCCGCCCGCGCCCAGAATGCGGAATTTCCGCGGCAGATCGTAAAACTGCCGGATGCGCTCGATGACCATCCGGATCATCCGCGCGTAGGCCCGGTAGGCCGACCGCGTCGCCGCGCGTGAGCTGCGGCCCGAGGCCTCCTGCAGCGCCGCGATGGCCGAGGCCGCCGTCACGCCCGACGAGACCTGCCCGTTCGTCACGTCCGTGTTGCCGGTCGTCCACTTGAGCTCCTCGATCTTGCTGTTCAGCACCTGCACGCACACCGCCGGCAGCGTGCGCACCTGCACCTGCTGCAGCGAGTCCTGCCCCAGATTCCCGTCCACATGCACGAACGGCTTCGTCCAGTCCGCATACTCCTGCTCGTTGACCGAGCCGTCCGCGCGCCGGAACCACCGGGGCGTGGCCGACATGATCGTGTTTTTCACGATGGCCTGGTCCATCCGGTCGATCTGCTCCTGCGCGCCCTTGCCGATGTCGATGTACCCGTAGCCGCAGATCGAGCCCTCAATGGGGAACAGCCGGTCGAAGATGAACGGATACTCCCCGTCGTCATACAGTCCCCGCTCGCACGCGGGCCCGCGCACCGGCACCTGCACCAGCGTCCGTTCGCCCCGCGCGTCCACCTCCTCCCGCGTGACCGACGGCACGAACGTATCGTTCTCCGTCGCGTACAAGACCGTCTGCCCCACATACTTGCAGTAGTGCAGCACCGTCCTGCCCTCCACGCGCTTTTTGTAATACCAGTCCACCACCAGCGTCTTTTCCGACAGATCCACCGCGTCGTCCGTCCGGTACCTTGCCAGCAGCCCGCTGCTGCCGCCGAGCTTTCCCGCCAGCTGCGGATACGCCGCCAGCAGCGTCTCGTTGTCCTCCAGCTCCAGATAAAACACGTTCTGCGACTTCTGGATATCCGTCACGCCCGGCTCCCAGACCAGATTCAGCACATTCACCGGCCGGATCGAGATATCGCCCAGCCCGCCCAGCTTCTCCTGGTCCCAGTACACGCCCCATACGCCCGTGCCCTGCTTCATCTTCTGCCAGCACGTGTCGGAGTAGACCTCCTCAAAGTCGTTCTGCTCCAGAATGCACGGCAGGATGGACGAGAGCATCTGCGCCTCCATCCGGTCGTCCGGCTCCCGCGGACGGATATTCGGCCCCGGATAGGCCGCGATCGCGTCCGCGTGCTTGCCCATGATCACGTTGAACAGCCACCCAGACGCCGGCCGGTCGTCATTCGGATTGCCCTTGTCCGCAAACTGCCGCCACTGCCGCAGCTTCCACCAGTCCTCGTCGGCGATGATGCGCCGCTCGAGATTCTGCCTGCCCTGCTTGTAGCGGCGCAGGATCTCCGCCGCCCGCCGGAGCTCCTTCTCCCCGATCACGGGGACGCCTGTTGTCCGTACCTCCATTGCTTCCTCCTTATCTCAGTTGGTCGAGCGGATCCGACCAGATCGCCGCCGTCTGCCCGCCCCGGATCGGCCGCACCGGCCGCGACATGCAGAAATACCGCCACTCGTCGCACACATGGTCCTCCAGCGCCGTGTCCAGATCCTCCGGCCGCGTCTGCGAATACAGCATCAGCGGCACCGTCCGGATAAACGCCCTGCAGTTCCGGAACACATACATCCGCGGATACCCGTTCTCGTCGAACTGCAGCCGGTAATGGCACTGCATCCACCCCGCGATCCGCTCGTTGTCGCCGGGCGAAAAATACACGCCGTACCGCGCCGCCGTCTGTGCCACGCTCTCCCCGCGCGACGCGTCCCAGATCGCCGGATCCGCCACACCCGTGATCTCGCGGCCCTTCAGCCACGGGTGCTCCGTCTCGATCCTCCGGATCTCGGCGAACTGACGGTCCGGCGTCCACTTGACGCCCTCGTTCGGCGTCCGCGTGCAGCCGTAGAGCTCCAGGATCCGGTAGAGGACCCCGTCATAGTCGACCGCCCACCACGCACAGGAAAACGGCTTTCCGTACCCGAAGTCATAGCTCCGGCAGACCGTCCACCCCTTGTCCGGCACGAACGGCTCAATGACATGCGTCCACCGCCGGTCCCGGTAGTGCTCCGGCACGTCCCGGAAGTCCTCAAAGAACTGCCCCTCGTACACATCCCACGACCCATGCAGCCACGCCTCGCGCAGCTTTGGCGGCAGCGTCTCGAGCTGCTGCAGATAGTCCGGCTGCCGCTCGAGCAAGACCCGGTTGTCCGTCACCAACGCCTGCACGAAGCTGTAGGCGTCTTCCCGCTCCCCCGGCTCAAACCGCCGGTCGATGAACAGTCGCTTAAAATACCCGTGGCTCGGCCCGCCGGGGTTCAGCGTGTAATACGTCCGCTTCGGAAATCCGTTCGTCCCGCGCACGCAGGCGTTGATCGCGTCGATCCACGCCTTCTGCAGCTGCCCCGCCTCGTCGAGGAACACCACGTCGTACTCCGCGCCCTGATACTGCCCCAGATCCCCGTCGCACGCGCAGTAGCCAAAGGTCAAGACCGACCCGTTCGGAAACTCGAACCGCTTGTCCGCCGCCTTATACTTCGCCACGCCCGCCAGCTCCTGCCGGAGCGGATCGATGTGGTTGTTCTGCAGCTCCCGCAGCGTCCGCCGCACGATCAGCAGCTTGATCCCCGCGTACCGCAGCGCCAGCAGCTTTGCCTTCGTCCGCACGGCCCAGCTCTTTCCGCCGCCTCTGGCCCCGCCATAGGCGATGTGCCGGTGCCGGTCCAGCAGAAACCGCCGCTGCTTCTCGTTCGGCGCATCCATCCGCAGCTCCGTCATTCCGAAAACTCCTCCGCCTGCCCCGCAAAGACGACCCGCACGCCGCGCTCCTGCCCGGCCCCTTCGCCCTGCAGCTCCTGCCGGATCTCCACAGCCTGCTTCATCACCTTCGCCAGCTCCCCGAGCTCCTTGCCCGGCGTCTCGCCCTCCTTGATCTGCGTGAGCAGCCGGCGGGACATCGTCTCCAGCGCCTTTTCCAGATTCCCGGAGGCCTTTCCAATGGGGTCCGCCCGCTTTCTTGCGCCCTTTTCCTCACGCATCCGCATACCTCGCGTTGATCGCCCCATAGAGCTCGCACTTTTCGCAGTGCTTCGTCCGGCAGAAGATCTCCATCTGCTGCCGCTTCGCCCGGGCCGATACAAACGTCAGCCGCAGAAAGCTCTCATCCGTGATCCCCTCGCAGAAAATGCTCTTCCCGCTGTCCTCCCGGTAAAACGGGCACCAGACCGGCAGCACGCCGCTTTCTTCCCTACGCATCCGTATCCTCTCCTCTCTCGTACCGGTATCCGGCCTGTGCCGCCAGCCGCCGCGGCCCCAGCGCCTCCAGCAGGAATTCCTCCATGCACTCCTCGTGCACCACCGCGCCGTCCGCCGCCGCATACCGCCCTTCCGACCTGCGGACCGGCTCCCTGCACCAACGGCAGCAGCCGCAGGTCTCCTCCATACCAGCTTCCTCCATCATATTTTTATGCGATTCAAGGTTGACAAAAAGCGCCGCAGCGGATACAATAAATGTATCTGAACTTCCCGCTGCGGCGGCTTTCGCTCCCGCATCTGCACGCTGAGTGTATCTCATTTTCGTGCGATTGTCAAGGGGAGTACGTCGCACATTCGTTCGATTCCACATTCTGCACAAAAGTGAGGTGGCTGATTTGTTCGTTTATACCAGATTTGAAGCCCTGATCCGCGAGACCGGCGTCACCAAAGCCTCGATTGCCCGCCGTCTCGGCCGGACCCCCACCATCTGTCAGGACTGGAAAGCCGGCAAATCCGAGCCGAACGACGAGCAGCTTTCCATCGTCGCTTCCGCCCTCGGCACCACGCCCGCCTACCTGCGCGGCACGACCGACGAAAAAAAGCTCCCCACCGAGCCCGTGCCCGGTGAGGAGGATCCGCTCGACGCGCAGCTCAGGGAGCTTCTTTCCCATGCTGACGACGATCTGAAGCAGGCGATGATCGCCTTTCTGGAGCGTTTTCAAAAAAAGTAAGAAATTGCTGCTTTTCTTCCCGGCTCAGCGCCTGAAACAGGCGTAAGATGGTCTCGTCCATCTCCCGCGCCCGTCGGTGCGTCTCGGTTTTCCCTTTCGGATTTTCCGGCATCCTGCATCCACTCCCATCCTTCCGTTCCGTTCAACCAGGTTCTTGCGTTCGAGGCAGTAACTGTATATTAAAACATTTGTTCTAATTTTTCAAGATGGCAGAACAACCAAACTATCGACGAAATTTTTTATTTCTCTGCTATTTCCCATCGCCTCCCGCCGCCCGGATTCCTCCTTGACGCACCGCCCATTCGGTGCTAAAATATCCCTATCCGCCGGTGTGGTGGAATGGCAGACACAAGGGACTTAAAATCCCTCGGCATAACAACCGTGCGGGTTCGACCCCCGCCACCGGCACCACGAAAAAACGTGCCTGTCGGCACGTGAAGCGCCTGCGGGCGTGAGCAGCACGCTTCCCCTCACATCGCGCTCCGCGCGATCCTTCACGGCGGCTCCGCCGCCCCTTCACTTGGCTCCGCCAACCTTCACTTTGCGCCCCGCGCAAACCTTCACTATCAAAAAGGAGGTTTTCTCATGCCCGAACCCAAACTCCTCCCCCAGTCCATGGACTTCGCCGTCTCCATCATCCACCTGGTCAAGCACCTGAAATCGCAGCGGGAATCCATCATTTCCAACCAGATCGGCCGCAGCGGCACGTCCATCGGCGCAAATATCCGCGAGGCGCAGTACGCCAACAGCAGAGCAGACTTTATTTCCAAGCTCCAGATCGCGCTGAGAGAAGCCAACGAGACCGGCTATTGGCTGGAGCTGCTTTTCCGGACGAATTACATTTCAGAAGCCGAATACCAATCCCTCGATTCCGCCTGTACCCGCATCCGCGTGATGCTGATCGCATCGCTCAATACCGCAAAAGCGCATACAAAATAACTTTTCCCGGAGGTCTCCCCATGTCCCATTCCAGATTTCAAACCGCCCGGAAGCTTCTGATTTTCTGGACGTTCTTCATCGGCCTCGGCGCCGTGGCCGGCGCGGCCGCCATGCTGATCGACCCCAGCGGCCGCGCGCTGGGCATGGACGCCATGCTGCCGTATTTTCAGGTCCTGCCCTTCGCCGAAGTTCTGTTTCAGAACTTCATCTTCTCCGGCTGGGCGCTGCTGATCGTCAACGGCCTGAGCAACCTGACCGCCGCCTGCCTGCTCCTCGCGAAAAAGAAAGCGGGCGTCGTGCTCGGCGGCGTCTTCGGCGTGACGCTGATGCTCTGGATCTGCATCCAGTTTTACATCTTCCCCCTGAATTTCATGTCCACAATCTATTTCCTCTTCGGCCTGTGCCAGGCCGCGACCGGCTATGCCGCCTGGATCTTCCTGCAGCAGGGGTCCTTCCGCGTCGACCCCGCCGACTACCCGCACATCGGCGCCGATCCCCGCCGCCTGGTCGTCTGCTTCTCCCGCATGGGCTACGTCAGAAAGCAGGCCCTCGCCGAGGCCGACCGGACCGGCGCGGCCGTCTATGAGATCCGCGCCGCCGAGCGGACCGCGGGCACGCTCGGCTTCTGGTGGTGCGGCCGCTACGGGATGCACCGCTGGCCCATGCCCATCGAGCCGGTCGCGCTCGACCTTGCCGCCTATGACCACGTGACCATCTGCGCCCCTATCTGGGTCTTCGCCCTGGCCGCGCCGGTCCGCAGCTTCTGCATGCAGGCCGCCGGCCGCATCCGCGAGGCCGATTATCTCCTCGTCCACCACACCCGCGGCCGCTACGAAAACGCCGCCCGCGAGATGGACGCCCTTCTCGGCCTGACCCACACCGGCTTCCGCACCCTCCAGTGCCACACCGGCCATTACCGTACCCGATAAAATTTACGAAATTTTGTTCGCATATTTCCGAAATTTGTGTTATACTGTTTCCGGAACCATGAACTTCGGACATATCTGAAACCAAAGGAGGGAGCCGGATGCAGCAGCGGCTGATCTTTCACGTAGACGTCAACAGTGCCTTTCTGTCCTGGGAGGCGGCGCGCCGCGTCGCCGCAGGCGAGCCGGACCTGCGCGCCATCCCCTCCGCCATCGGCGGCGACCGGGACAAGCGCACCGGCATCATCCTCGCCAAGTCCATCCCCGCGAAAAAATTCGGCGTCACCACCGGCGAGCCGGTCGGCATGGCGCTGCGCAAATGCCCGCAGCTCGTCCTCGCCCCGCCGGATTTTGCCCTCTATACGCGCAATTCCCGCGCCTTCATCGCCATCTGCCGCCGCTTCGCCCCCGTGGTGGAGCAGGTCTCGATCGACGAATGCTTCCTCGACATGACCGGCACCCACCTGCTCTACCCCGACCCTCTCGCCGTCGCCCACCAGATCAAGGACGCCATTTTCTCCGAGCTCGGCTTCACCGTCAACGTCGGCATCTCCGAAAACAAGCTCCTGGCCAAAATGGCCAGCGACTTTGAAAAGCCCGATAAGGTCCATACCCTTTTTCCCGCCGAGATCCCGCAGAAGCTCTGGCCGCTGCCCGTCGGCGACCTGCTCTCCGTCGGCCGTGCCCTTGCCGAAAAGCTCACTGCCGCCCGCATCCGCACGATCGGCGATCTGGCCCGGACGGACCTCGCCTACCTGCAGAAGCTCACCGGCGTCCGCACCGCCGCCCTCCTGCACGACTACGCCTGCGGCGTCGACCCCTCCCCCGTCCTCGCCGAGCCCGAGGCCGTCAAATGCTACGGCAACTCCACCACCCTCGAGCAGGACGTCACCACCGTCCCGCAGGCCAATCAGGTTCTGCTCGCCCTGTGCGACAGCGTCGCCGCCCGCCTGCGCGCCGACGGCCGCCGCTGTCTCTGCCTCACCGTCACCATCCGCGGCAGCGACTTCAAAAACCGCTCCCACCAGCGCCGCCTCCCCGAGCCCAGCGACGTCACGCAGGAGCTCTATGACTGCGCCAAATCCCTCTTCGCCGAATTCTGGGACGGCCGCCCCCTCCGCCTGCTCGGCGTCACCCTCAGTGACCTCACCGACGGCCAGACCCAGCAGCTCTCGCTCTTCCCCGACGAAAAGCGCGACCGCGCCCGCAAGCTCGACCAGGCCGTCGACCAGCTCCGCGGCAAATTCGGCCCCGCCGCCATCTCCCGCGGCCCCCTCACCCCCACCACCCACCGCCTCCACCGCAAATTCACCCCCAAACCGCCGGATCCCTGACCTCACCAGCCGGATCGCAGCAGACCCCATCTGCTCCGATCCGGCTGTTATTGATATGTAAAAATTTTTTTCACATTTTCCCCTGCTGCATGCTCCACCAACGAGAGCAGACAGGATATCGAGCGGCAGGTGCGCGAACTGAAACAGGCAGGCGCGGAGCGCATTTTTCTTGAATACGAACACGGGGACGCGGCAGTCAAGGAACAGTTATCTTTGCTTCTGGAACAGGCGCAGGCAGGCGATACGATTATCACGCTGGAGGTTTCCCGCCTTGCCCGCTCGACCAAGCAGCTCTGTGAAATCATTGAAGCCATCAGCAAAAAGCACCTGTGTCTTGTCATTGTCAGCAGTATCACAATGGACTGCCGAAGCGGGCACGCAGACCCAATGACAGAGGCGTTTTTACAGATGGCAGGCGTGTTCAGCCAGTTGGAGCTTGCGATGATACGGGCAAGGGTGCGCTCCGGAATGGCAAACGCCAGAGCCAAGGGCAAGCAGATCGGCAGACCGCATCTGACCGCAGACGATATACCCGCGTCCTTCCTTCGTCATTACCCGGCCTATAAGGGCAGACAACTCAATATCAGCGAGTTTGCAAGGGTGTGTAATCTCAGCCGGACAACCGTTTATAAGTATATCGACCTTTTGGAGAATGGATAAAGCAAGTCATACATTTAACAGATATAGGGAAATGTTTTCTTTTCTGTTAAATGTATGACTTGAATTTGTTTATGGGACTATTTATTACTCTGATTTTCCTGCCGTGCTTTTGGACGTATCATCTTTTTTAAATCTAATCAATATTGCAAGCAGAACACTGACCACATGGAGCAGAATCGCTACATAGAATAGCCAGCCCAATCTCCATCTATAAATTACATCACCATCGTTAATAGTAGCTAACTCAGAGGCGTACATTGTGAAATAACCCAGCATCACAGCACCTAGAACTGGGAGCCACGGCGTAATTTTTGAAAGCGGATTTTTTTGAAGATAATCCAGCAAGAACAGTGCGAAGGAAGCCAATAGCATAATAGCGAGTAACGCACCCATGAGTCTCCCTTTGCTCGACCAAATACCAAAAATATTGGTATTATTAAAATATGTAGGTGTATGTCCAATGCCGTTGCTACTTCTATAGTAAATCACTTCAACAAGACTAAATGGAACGCACAAACATACAAATTCAATAAGCGTCAAAATCGCAGCAGTAAGTGTAAATTTCTGCTTCATATCCATTCTCCTTATTTTTTCACTTTAAACGTAACACTGTCGTTTTTCTGATCTATTGTGGCAGACAACTTCCAGCCATTGCGCTCAATCGTTTCTCCTTTGCTGATGATGTTGACCGCCATTTCAGAGAGGTCTGCGATTGATGGTAAGTCGTCTTCGCCTGCAATCAAAAAGAAGATACAGTTCACCGGCACGCGCGTCTTTCCAGCTTTTATCTCACGACTGCTTGCCCCACTCATTTTAAAAGCATCATGCAAGATAGTCTGTGTGAATGCATCTTGAAGGAAATCACTATCTGAAAGATCCTCTGCACTGACATCGGTCATGGTAAAAGTAAAACTCTTGACATTATCTTCCTTCCCTTTTGCTTCCAATACTCCATCACAGCCACTCAGCGCTGACTCGACCTCTGCCTTTGTTAGTTTCTTCGCAGTATTAGCGCAGGCACAAAACGACAAAAGCATAACTGCGCATAACACCAATGCAATAATCTTTTTCATCCTTATTCCACCCCTATTTTGTAATCTCACTGAATTTCAACGCTTTTTCGCACAACTGCCGAACTGTCTCAACGAACGAGGAAATTCCTCTTTCTTTCTGATACGCAACAATTTTCTTAATAAGTTGGGCATCTTTATCGACAAAAGTAATGCTTTTACCCATTGGGGACACCTCCATTTCCAGTTTCTTTTCTCTTGCCAAGCCTAGTATATAACATTTTGTTTTATATTTCAATATAACGAACTGTTTTCTCTATACTTTTCTGTGAAACTTCCATAAAGGAGCGCACGAAAATGTATAGACGCATCCGCGATCTGCGGGAGGACCGCGATCTGCTGCAGCGGGATCTGGCCGCCTACCTGCAGTGCTCACAGGTCTGCTATTCCCACTACGAAATGGGCAAACGTGACATTCCCACCGACGTTCTGATCAAGCTGGCTGATTTCTACCACACCAGCACCGACTACCTCCTGGCCCGCACAGACGAGAAATCACCTTACCCAAAGCCCCTGGACTTTGGTCACCAATAGCCTACTTTTATTGTAGCAGACGCTACAGAATTTTGTTATGCTGCCTGCATACTTTTGAAGAAAAGTTTTACTATTCTCGTCGATCCGCCATACCCGTGCAAAAAACGAGTATCCCCGCAGCCCCAAAGCCGCCGGGACTCTCGTTTTATTTTCCCAAGCCATAAAAAACCGCCGCGAACATCAACGTTCGCGGCGGTGTGTGAAATGTTCAGGATCGCTGCACCGGCAGCGCATCACTTCTTCTCCCTTATGGATCCTCTCCCCCCGCTGGCCGAGCAGCTTTTGGGGGCAGAAATAAATAAGATCCCGCATACTCTCGTATGCGGGATCTTGGTGCGCGAGGCGGGACTTGAACCCGCACGTCCGGAGTGGACACTAGAACCTGAATCTAGCGAGTCTGCCAATTCCACCACTCGCGCATCTGCTGTCTTTCGACTGCTCAGATATATTATCACAGATTCGCCCGCTTGTCAAGCAGATTTTTCATTCCTCCGCCTCTTTTTCGTGTTCTTTCTCCCGCGGAACGCCGCCCTCCCCAGAACCCCGCTGCACGAGCCGCATATTTCCTGCAAAGAAGGGACGGATAACGAACCAGTAAGATCCCGTATCCATGCGCATAGCGTGGATCTTGATGAAGAAATCAGTAAAATCGGCAGCCTTCTTGCGAAGACTGCCGATTTTGGCAGGGGCACAAGGACTTGAACCCTGAGCCTACGGTTTTGGAGACCGCCGCTCTACCAATTGAGCTATACCCCTATTTATGAAATTGGTGGTGGGCCTTCGGGGACTCGAACCCAGGACCGACCGGTTATGAGCCGGCTGCTCTAACCAACTGAGCTAAAGGCCCATAATCTTGAAAGAACGATAGCCGCCACAGTTGTGACGGCTATCAGTGGCTCCCCCTGTTGGACTCGAACCAACGACCCCCTGATTAACAGTCAGATGCTCTACCGGCTGAGCTAAGGAGGAATATATA